AGTTCGGTTCCGTTGCGGTAAACACCCGGCGGGATACTGATAGGGATAAGCGCCATTTAATTACCTGTGCGTAAGACTAAAGTTCTTATATCACTTATTTGGGATTTTTACAGCCTCTTCCCATGCTTGAACTGTCAAGCGATGCTTTACACTACAATCCGTATACTTTGCAATGATGTCGGCTTCCCAGAGCGCCCGTTCAGGGTCGATCAGTACCAGTGGCGGATTACTCAGAGTCGGACACTTCGCTGCTAGGTTTGCCGGAGGAAGCGGCATTGGCGTCACGGACACTGCTTTCGAGCAACCTGCGCACAGCATCAGGAGCAGCGCAATCAGCAGGGGTGGCAGGAACCGTTTTGTATATTTCACGAATAGTGTTGGTTCGTTCGGTTGCCACGACATTGGCTTGATCTCGTTCGTATTCGTAGGTTTGCGAAACATTATCTACTACCTCTTGTTTTTTGGCCCGTAGCTTCTCAGCTTTTTCCAGCGCCTTTGCGTATGCGGCATCGCACTGCCAGTCACGGACTTTATATCCAGAGGCCGCACCAAGAATAAGCGCACCGCCAACGGCATATAACAGGATTGAGTTAGGCATCAAAGCCATGCGGCGTACTTCTTCGTCTTGGCCTTGCGGTCATCGAGGCCGTGCGTGCCACCGTTAATGCGCTTTGTCAGCGCGAGGATCGCGCCGTCGCCGACGCCTTGATCGCAGATGCCCCACAACTTGTTCTTGTCGAAGAACCACAACGCGCTCTCGAAACACAGTTCACCCGACACAAGGTCGGGGTTATCCATTATTTGGGGTCGTCCGATGTAGCTTGCGAAAGCTTGGTAATTTGCTTTTCCAGTAAGTTGGAGAGCGCCACGTCCACGGAACTTCCAACCATCCCCAGACGCTTCATCGCCATTGCCCATGCGGTTTGCGTATGCACGATTAGCAATCTTTTTTGGCTGGCGTTCATATGCCCTAGCAATTGCTTCAGTCTGGAAATACTTGTCAAAAGTGCCGCGTAAACCTTTTGCACCATAGTTCAAATTCTCCGAGAATGCTTTGAAGTTGCCGCTTTCATGCGCAGTTTGAGCAAAGAAATGTGCAGCACGATCAGGTGATAGCTTATAAAAAGCCGCAGCTTTCCTAAAAGTACCCGGACCGAATGCGCCATCTGCCGTTACTCCGATCTTCTTTTGCAGTTCAACAAGGCTCATTTGCCAGCCCCCCGCCAATCAGGGAAGTCGTTTTCGTCAACTACGCCGTCGCCGTTGGCGTCGTAGCGTAGGTCGTTGCGATACTTTTCCCACGGCTCCATCTCGTCGTCTTCGTCCTCTTCAGGCTCGTCGATAAAGACTGTGCCGTTCGGATCGCTGTATGGCTTGGGCGCTTCTGGCTCCGGCTCAGGCTCTTTGTCACGCGCATTGGCGTTGAGGCTCAGCCCGCCCAGCAGGCCGACGAACGCACCAATGATGGTTTGGAACGCAGGGTTAATCATCTCAATAATGGCCGTGCTATCAACAACGTCGTTGGGGACAAACAGACCTACGGCCAGTGTCAGCACAACAACGAGGATAACTGCCGCCAGCGTGACGATAGCCACGCGCACAACAAACTCAACGGTGTCGTTCACGCCGTCATGCTTGCTTTCAAAACTATTGAGGAAACTCATTATCTTCTCCTTCGTCTGGCTTCTTGGGTTTCATAGAGCCATTGCCCTGCCCCGCCATAAGCCCAGCCAATGCCCCAACGATAAACGTAGCTATCGGGTTGATCAGCTTAAAAAATTCTGCGTCGTTGGGGGACTGGCCCTCCATCGGCTGCGATACAAATATCAGCGAATACAGCACCGTCGCCACGATAAACATCAGCGTAAACGAAAGCACAACGCCGACGATGAAACGCAGCAGTTCCTCCGGCGACCAGTATTTAACCTTCTTCGACAACTTCGTTCTCACCTGTATCTATCAGCCATTCGGTGCAGTAGCCCATAGCTACACATTTGGGCTTCTTGCAAATATCCTCCTGCCAGTTCTCTGGGTCTTGGCAGTCGTAACGATAGCGGTCTTCGCAACCCATGAGGGCCAAAGCCGCAAGGGGTAGCAGGAACCACTTCATTACCGATCTGCCTTATGATCCAGCTTGTCTTCGATCCGGCGGAGGTGCATCATCACCTCGTCGAACTTTTTATCGATAGCGTTGAACTTTTCCTCGCCGTAGTCTAGCTTCGTCTCAAGAATTGCAAGGCGGTTGCTCAACTGCGTCCACACGCCAATAAGGCCGAAGATGCCAGCGATTACCGTTAGAAGGGTATCAAGACCGAAGCTTGTATCCATCGTGCTTTTCCTTTAGCCCCAAGGAAGAGGTGGATTAACAACTGGCGGGTTCTTGGCGTTCTCGATTTGAGTTGCAAGGCTTGCTTCAACTGCGGCAACAGCTTCTTCGCCCATTGCAGCGTGTACCCAACCGATTACCTGCGCTTCGGTCAGGCTGGCGAATGGTGTGAATGTCGCTTCTGGATCGAGCGTCAGGGATTGTGAGCCGTAGCTGTAACCGGAGAACTCGCCGTCCTGTGCGGCAACCGACCAATGCACGGTGAACACAATGTCAGCGTTACCTTCAAACTCTGGGTAGCAGTCAAGCTGCGATACTTTCCAAGTGGTTTCCATTTTACTTTCCTTCTAGTTCGGCCACGCGGGCGCGGAGTGATTGTAGTTCTTTGACCAGCATTGGGACTAGCTTGGAGTAGTCCACTGCCATCATCTTATCTGGGTCTTCTGGAGCGGCGACTGCCTCTGGTGCAACTTTGACTAGTTCCTGCGCGACAAAGCCATAACGTTGATGCGTGCCGTCGGCTTTCCAGTCGTATTTGCGGACTTGAATTGCGTCAATCAATTCGCCTGCGCTATCCGAGTTCTCGATATTTTCTTTTAGGCGCTCGTCCGAAGTCGTAGCGTAAACTGTTAAGGAAGCACTAGTGTAGATCGCGCCAACTGCACCATTCGGATTGCGGAAGATAATCTGGTTGCTTGTTGAAGTTGTGTCCGTAATGCAAGTCATCGTGGCTTGGCTTGAGCCAGAGAATACGGCGCGTGAACTTTCTGGGTTACTCGTCGTCCCCACCAGCAAGTTGCCGCTGCCAGTAAGACGCATACGCTCAGTACCAGCGTGTATGTCGTTCGTGTCAGCAGCAAAAATAAGAGAGGTATCGCCAGCGCGTATGCCTACAGCCCAACGGTCAGCTACTGCGGCTTCTGTAAAGCTAACGCAGGAATTGCAGTACTGATTACCGCGAATGTTCCATACGGCGCTGTTGTTGCTTTCGTTGAACGACCCGTAGGCGTGTGTGCCTAAGAAGAATACATTACCGCCACGCACATCAAGTTTGCGACCCGCTGTCGATAGTGTTGTTCCCACCAGCAGTTCACCCGCGCTGTCGATGCGCATACGTTCTGTAAAGCTAATCGCATTTCCTGCTGTGCCAGATGCAGCATTATACCAAAGGTGAGAACCGCCTGTTTGCTCGTAATACGAGGCAGCGCCATTAGCTTTATACCTATAGCTACCGTTGTAATAGGCGTTCGATGTGTAATCAACAAAGCCGGAAGCGCCTAAGATGCAGTTACCCGCACCGATCTCAAGGGCAGGGAATGTCGTGGAAGCACTAGGCACAACACCAATCCCGACGTTGCCGCTGGCGTCGATGCGAACCTTCTCGCCACCGTTACCAACAAGGAAGCGCATAGCGCCGCCGTTTACTGCGGTAATCTGCGAGGTCGCGTCACCCCAATAGAAGGATGAGCCGCTAGTTATTTTCGCGTTTCCAGCGACATCTAACCGTTCCGCTGGCGAACTCGTACCAATCCCGACGTTACCTGCGCTGTCGATGCGCATACGTTCTGAACCGCCAGCACCGAGAGCTAAAGCCACGCCAGAACGCCCATACAACTCAAGCTGAGTTGCCGACGCCATATTCAGGTAGCCAATATCGGTTGTGTTATACGCGAACTCTATGCGGCCATCTGTAGCGGAACCCGTTTGGAAGCGGGACATAACACTACCCGCCGAAACAGTGAGCGGTGCAGTTGGCGAAGCCGTACCAATCCCCAGCCGGTTGTTGGCGTTGTCCCAGAACAGGTTAGCATTGTCCTGCGTGTATACGCCAGAAGCGCCAGCAAACACGACGGAGCCAGCGGTGAAGGCAGTGGCTGTTCCTGTGCCGCCCTTGGCGACACCTAACGTCGTGATCGTCGGCTCTTTGGCGTTAAGCTGCGTCTGGATGTTTGAAGAAACAGTATCCAGATAGCTAAGTTCCGTTGGGCTGATCGTCGCGCCATTGGCGGACACGTTGCCCGCGATGGCCAGCGTCTTGCCTGCACCGACATTTAAGCCAACGGATGTCCCTGTGCCATTGGCGGCAAAGAGAGCATCGACTAAATCGAGATCGGTATTAACCTTTGTCCCCCAAGTATCGGCGGATGCGCCAACTTCAGGTTTCGTTAATCCAAGGTTTGTTGTGGTTGTATCAGCCATTTAAGTCCTCACGCAGCTTGCTGCCATATTTCTGCTGTATCAGAAATTGGCGTCCATGTCTCGTTTGTTATTGATTGCGGTGTCCAAGTTTCTGCAATCGCTTCGACGGGTGTCCAAGTCTCAGATGTATCAGTCTCCGCAGTCCACGTTTCCGGCGTGATTGGCTGCGGCTCCCACTTCTTCGTGGCGTTAATCGTGACGCTCGATTGGGCATTACAATTAGCCGCAGCCGTCATTCGGCGGTTTACGGTAACGCTTGTCGATGATGTCGCATTCGATGTGACGATCACAAGGAACACGCCTTGAAGCGATACGCTTACCGACGATGTGGCGTTCGACGTTACTGCCGCCAGCGCGATACGATTTACGTTTACCGACACGCTCGATGTCGCGGTGTCCGTTACGCTTGCAAGAGCAATCCTCTGCGCTGCAACGGATGTCGATGATGTGGCCGTAGATGAAACCACAATGTCGGCGTAGCGGATAGCCGAGACGCTGACCGACGATGCGGCGTTAACGGCTACAGCGGCGCTCTGGATGCGATTGGCAGTGACAGAGGTGGATGACTGCGCGTTAACTGTGATCGAGGCCACAGCCAGCCTTTGAGCGGCTACCGAGACGCTAGATGTGGCCGTTGTTGTGATCGCCGCAAACGCAACCCGGTTGGCGGTTACGGTTGTGGACGATGTGGCTGTCGATGTTGCAGACGCGCTCTGAACGCGGTTCGCTACGACAGTCGTAGATGATACCGCGCTAGACGCGACGGAAATACTCTGAACACGATTGGCGGTTACGGCAACACTAGACGCGGCAGTTACGGCAATAGACGCCTCTTTAGGGTCTATGCCGTAATTACCGCGTCCGTATAGACCGCTGCCGTAGCCAGCCATCTACTTAGTCCAGATTGATGTCGAAGTCGCCCGCAGGAATACGGAGAACGTCACCGCTTGCAATCGTCTTGCTTGTGGACAACGCACCATAGGCAAGCATATTGCCGCTAGAAACCGCATCGAAGACCGCAGCATAGGTTACTGTGCCCCACGAAGCAGTCGCAGTCGGGAACTCAACAGCCGCCGTGTTGGACGCCTGATTGGCCGTTACTGTGAACGCAATCGTTTGGCGTGCATAGGAGCCACCAGAAACTTCCGTGCCTCCGCCGCCTTCGCCGGGATCAGACGTAAACAGGCCGACATACAAAGTGGCAGGTGCGGTGTAAGGCGTTGCACCGAACACATGACCGAGAACCTTGTTCTCAAGATAATTAGAAAAACTCATCCGAATGTCCTTATGCGGGGTTTCAGTTTAGACGAACCAATACGCGCACGCTCGTCGGCAATACGCATATCTTCTACCAGCTTCTCGTACAAAGAAGTCCAGATGGCGGTGCGTTCATCTTCCTTTAAGTACGGCGCGGACTGAGCCAGCGTGCCATACAGGTAGATGTCTGGGCTTTCAGTCAAAAGCCAGTTAGTCGGCGCTGCGTCAGACAATGCGGGCAGCTTGGCGTAGTAAAGAAGTTCCGCGTCATAAGACCCATCGGGCTGCGGCAGAACTTCGAACTGCTGGCCAACGGTCGTGAAGAACAGTGGTTGGCCTGCGGAACTGTAGGAGTAGCTGTCTTCGAGAAGCTGTTCTGGCGTGACGTAGAGCAGCGGTGTGATAGGGTTTGTGTTCAACTGGAACCGGATTGTTTCTTTCCAGTCAGCAGGAACAGCAAAGTACGGCGTATCCATAGTTGCGGTCGCACGCGTCACCATCTTGCGGTGACGGATTTGGCGGCTCATCTGCGCTTCAGCAAGCGAGATGAAGTTCGGAATAGCAGCCGTCAGATCGGATCGATTGAGCCAATCGGCGACTGCGGTCCTCAACTCTGAATACGTCGTAATCGCCATTAAACAGTCCCCGGCCTTGTGCGGAAGTAACGATTGTCAGGATCGTTCAGCCACTTCTTCATCGCCTCTTGGTCTTTAGTTATACCTTGGCGCTCAAGTTCATAATACACTGAAATCGGGATGCTGCCAACCTTTGTCCACTCACCCCAGCGTTCGGGCGCATCGTTAAATTCGCGTTTGTTCTGCTCGATTATTGCGGAAACGTCTTGCTCTTTCGAGATGATCGCTTCGTCCTTACCGGCATCATAATCGTAATAAGTTTTGACGCCTGTAAAAGCGTCGTCATTGATAAGGCGTTTAGTCATTCAACGTGGCTCCATGTCCTACCAGTCCTAACGCCACGAATGCAGTTTGCGCTCAGACTTAATTCTCTTGCGATGCTTGCGGCATTTTTACTGCTTTGTCTTATATACCTAACAAGGCTATCATTCAACTTCGCCTTTCCATTGTCAATCCCCTTTGGCGCAATAGTACGTTTGCGTCCTTTAGCTATCATGTCGGCGGTGTTTTCTTTAAATGTGCCAATCGATAGGTGGTCGGGATTTACACAAGATGGATTGTCACACGAGTGCATGACAACGCAACCCTCTGGTATTTGTCCTTTGTGCATTTCGTATGAAAGGCGATGCGCCGATAGGGTGGGGCTTCCTTTCCCCCCACTTTGAATTGACCCATATCCGTTTCTACTAGTGTTTCCTGTCCATATCCAACATGTTGCCGTTCTATCAACTTTTCTAAAAAATCTAGTCGATAGAGATGCGTGCGATCTTCCGTTGTCTTCTACCGTACCCACACGTTTGTGCCGAAGGTAGTGCTTATTGCACATCCCTTTTGCTACAACTTGATCCTCGCAATTTTCGACAAAACAATTTTGCATAAAAACCTCCGGTAAGAAGTTTAGTTCTATACCGGAGGCCTTTATTAGTCAAGTCTTAATTAGCTCGTGGTAAGGTCAGCGACGATACCATGCGCAGCTTGGTTGTTCACCTTCAGACCGTACTCAACAAGCAACAGAGCCTTCTCGGCGTCACCAGTTTTCGCCAAGTCCATCTTCTGGATTGGACGAAGAACTGCCAACGATGCGTAGTCAGGATCGACGATGAACGCATCGCGGTCACGCTGGAAGCGGTTAGGAACGATGTTGACCGTACCGAAGTCAGACACATAAACGTCGGCTGCGCCGATGATTTGTGCCTGCTGGCCAGCAGGAACGTCACGGAAACGTGTGGCGATACCTGTGAAACCGGAAGCAACCGTCTTGTTGAACGGACCAACCATCAACATCTTAGGCGTACCACCCGAAGTCCAGACGCTCTGGATAACACCCTTCAACAGGGTTTCCGTGAACGCACGCTGCGTACCATCGGTACGAGCAGCAGTTGGGGTCGAGCCAACAGTTGGGTTCGCACCGCCTGAACCGAACGAGGTGTTCGAAGTCAACCACGCAGGCAGACCAGCAGTACGACGTGCAGTTGTGGTGTTACCAGCAACAGAAGCTTGGTTGGCAAGCAATGCGCTTTCCATGTCACGCTTCAGTTCCGAACCCAGCTTAGCAAGCTGATAGGTCATTTCGTTACGACGACCAGCCTTATCGACTGCTTCAAGCGTACCGGAGATTACGACGTTCTTCGTGCTGATCTGCGTGTAGTTACCAACGCGTGCGGTTGGCGTAACAGCAGTGAACGAAGAAATGTCGTCACCTTCGAGAGCGGCGTTAGAAGCTGAGGCCGCAGCCAAAACGTCTGTCTGCCATTCGTAGTAGGTGTTCTTGACGCTCTCGCGGCCGATGTTCGAAATGAACGGGGTTTCTTCTGGCGAGATGTTATAGATAACGTTCGACAAGTCTTCACGAATACCGATAGCGGAGTACCGGGTAAATGTATTTGCTACAATAGCCATTAGTTCAAATCCTTATTAAATGAGTTTATCCAACAAGGCCGCTGCATCTGCAACACGGCCTGTACGCGCAAGGCGCTGGGACGCTTTCTTTACATCGGAAGAACGGTTATTGACTTGAGTTCCTGAAGAACCGGGGCGAACGATCCGGGCAACCTTCTTTGGCTGGGCCTTCACTTTTTCCACTTTCTTCGAACCCTTATCAAACATCATAGCTTTGCGAAGGATTGAGACGTGACTGGCTTGAACAAGTGCGCTTAGGTCGCGTTCACTAAACCCATTGTTTATAGCCCATTCACGAAGTTCCTTAGCTTCGCTTTGCATTGTACCTTCGTCTTTCCATTCCGGAATGACTTCAGTGAGTTTGGCGCGCTCTGACTGCACAATGTCAGCCAAGGCCCGCTGTTGCTCTTTGGCCATCTCTTCAGCAATCCGCTGCTGTTCAGTGTTAATTGCCTGAAGTTTAGCGGCTCGTTCCTGACGAGACTTATTCCAATGCCGTTCTAACCGCGCCGCCTCAATGGGGTCTTCATTATAAAGATTGTCCCAATCAGGCTCAGCCTCGGACTGTACCTCAAGTTGCGCTTTAAGCGCCGGTAGCAGTTCCGCGTATTGAGCGCGTTCCATTCGGATCGCTTCGGCTTCGCCGTGGAACGACTTGCGTTCTTCGGCTAATGCCTGAGTTTTCCGTGTGTAATCCGAATAACGAGAATAACCTTTCCGAAGTTCGTCAAGGGTGACTTCCGTTTCTTCACCGTCAAGTTTAACCTTGATGGTTAGATCGTCAGGAAGTTCCTGTTCGATAACCTCTTCGTTGTCGTCCTCTTCATCTCGGTCGGACTGTTCGTATTCCTCTTCTTCCGAGTAATCCTCGGCTTCAGTTTCTTCCGCGTCGTCCTGAGCCTCTTCAGGCTCTTGCGCCTCGGCCTCGTCTTGGGTGTCCTCATCAGGGCCAAGCAATTGGTCGATGGCTAGTGTTGCTTCGTGGAGGCCGATCCCTGCACTGGGGTTGCCGACTTGTTCCGTCATATAGCACCTTCTTTGTTAAATGTTAACTCCTCGATTGGGCGACTAGGCCGTCATCAAGAATTGCCTGTAGGCGGGCTTTCAACCGCTCAAGTCCTTTGAGCGTGTGAAACATGTCAGAGCGTCCGCTGTAGTCAGTATGTGCTGACATACGCCACTCTTCAAAAATATCTTTTTCCACTGCGGCAAATGCCTCCTTGAGAATGTCATCCTCAAGAAGACGCTTTGCGTGGTTAGCTTTTGTAATAGGGTCCATTAGATCAACGGCTCGTATCTAGGGTTGGTTACCATTGCGGGCTGCGCTTGGGGAACTGCCATAATGGGTTGCGCTTGAGGAGCAGCGCCCGCAGAAAGAAGGCCATATCCCGGCTGGAAGAACATAGCTTCTGGGCCGAAACCATACCGCTCATAATCCAAGATGGTTGGATTGGCGCGCATATCTTGGCCGGGGGCAAAACCTACGCCCGTGCCAAATGGGGAAACGTATGGTGTTCCTGCGCCTGCGCCGTCGCCACCAGCCAAAAGATTTTTCAGAAGATCGGCCCCGACACCACCAATCGACAGAAGCTGAGGTATGGTCAGGCCAGTGCCGAGAACGCCATCTTTACCAGAAGGCGGTGTTCCTGCCGTCTGCGCCGCTGTAAGGGCGCCGCCGATTGTCGCAGGAATTGCGGTTTCAAAACCGGCTATCGGTGAGGGTGCGGCTACTGACTGTGGCGCGGTAACAACAATAGTCTCGTCTGCAATCGCGGGTTCCGACGGTAGAGGTTCCGGAAGCACGCTCTTTGGTAGAAATTCCGTGGCTATGGGTTCGAATACACCCGACAACACACCGCCGTAGTTTGGTGCGGTGGCTGTGGCTCTATTTGCGAGTACGTCGATAGGGTCGATACCGGCGTATATATCGGCTGGCGGGAGCAACGCTTCCGGTAACGGCTGTTGCGCAAACTGCTCGGCGGGTGTTTTGAAGCCAGTGATTTCGCTTAAGCCCGCTTGGCCCGCTTGCGATAGCGCCGCTTGGCCGAGCGCGCCGCCCGCGCCTTGCAACGCCTTTGAAAGGGCGGTAACAACAATATCACCTCCGGCTTGCTTTGCTACCTCTTCGGCAGTCTTGCCCGCAACTGTACTCCCGACTTTCCCCAACACACCGCCAATTGCTTTATCAGCCCCAGTAGCCCCTACCGCACCGGCACTGGCAGCGGACAATCCGGCGCGGAGCAATGTGTTTTCTAGACTGCGCCCTTGGGCAACGCTTGACGCCGCAGAACCCAGAGCCGCACCTAGAACCGGGCCAACGCCGGGGATAAAGCTGGCGGCAATCGGCAACGCCACATCTGCAATCTTGCCGAGAACGCTCTTGTTGACTTTCTCACGCGCAACATCATTCCAGCGCGTACTGCCCACAGTGCCGTCGGCGTTTATCGTGCGGTCGCCGGTCTGGATCATCCAGCCAGCCTTGTTACCTTTTTCGTTTGTTATAGATTGGCCGAGAGCGACAGCTTGCCGAGCCGCTTCAGGACCAAAGCCACTAAACAGCACTTTGCCTTTGTTGTCGGTGATGCGCACTTCTTGGTCATCGCGGACGCGGAAAGTGTTACCCTGACCAAAGCCAGTTGCGTTCCCCTTGTTGGACAGCGAAGACGTTATGAGCGTGCCTTGAGGTGGCGTGTTCGCCGCAATCCTGCGGGCGTCTCGGTCCTCCTGCGTCATTGGCTGCGCGGCGGGAAGAACCTGTTGCTCTACGGCAGGGGCTAGCATAGCACCGTCGAGCAGGCCATAGCCCCCATCCATGATTGGCGCGGCGTCATACATCATACGTTCGCCGTAACGCGGCTGTGCTAAGGACTGATACATGGTCGGAAGTAACGCCATTACATCATTCCTTCTGGTGGCATCTCAGGTTGCATCGGCATTTCAGGTGGCATCTGCGCTTGCTGAACTGCCTGCGCCATCTGGGCGTTCTGCGCGGCTTGCTGGGCCTGCACGGCTGCTCGATCCATCTCGCCCTGCTGGCGTAGGAGTTCACGGTCGCGCTGCATCAATGCTTCGATGTTGGCTGTGTTGACCTGTGCGCCGTACTTGGCTTCAATCTCGGCTGCCTTAATCATCATATCGGCATCGAGTTTATCGCGCTCACGGTCGTCCTTGCGCAGCATTTCTTCGCGCTGCAACTCAAGTTCCGCTGCCTTCTTCTGGATGTCCGCACGAATTGCTTCCATCTGAACCTGAGACAGCATCTCTTCCGGTGTCGGCTGCGGTGGCGCAGGCGGTGGCGGAGGCGGCATCATGGCTGGGTCTTTGAAGAATACAGTTGGGTCTTTGTATCCAGCCAGCGCCATCATCTGAGCCAGCGTGTTATAGTAGCCCTGCATGTCCACCAGCGGAGCGCCCATCTGCATCAGCATCTCTTGCTTGGCAGCGACTTGGCCTAAGAACGCCATCTTCTCTTCGTTGCTACCAGTCCCGATAGCGACATTGACGACGACATCCATGCTTGCGTCCCACACCCGTGGGTCAATCGGCACGAACGTGTTGCGCAGACGCACCATGCGCGGAGCATCTTGGTTCTTGGCGATAAGCTGCAACGACTTGCGGAACAGACCTTTCATGCCCGTCTCGGCGAATATACGGCAGATCAGTTCGATATGTTGCGCCGCAGCAGTAATCGTGGCCGCGACAGCAGCGCGGGTCGAAGACTGAAGCGCATTCGCATCGAGGCCAGACGCGGCCTTGGAAATACCTGTACGGTTCTCGCGCAGTTCGTCCATGTACTGCAACATCGGGAAAGCTTGCTGCCCGACGAACGGCATCGTGAACGGCTGCACCATGCCCGGTGCGCGCATACGGATGATGCCACCGACTTCGGTGTTCATCACGTCTTCAAGATTGACTTGGCCTTCGACAACACCCGTGCGTGGGTGGATCGACTGAGCCAAGCTGTCCAGCGTGTTACGCAGGATATTCGACTTGATAAGCTGAATGTCCATCGTCACGTCGGCAATCGACATACCGAAGAATGTGTGCGGCTCTGGATCAGGGCAGAAGTCTACGAACGGAATAAAGTCGCAGGGTTCGTAGTGAAGTATCTTGTTGGCCGTGCCAGCAACGCAGACGCGGCAAAGTTCCGCGATCCCGTCGCCGTCCATGTCAACATACACATAGCCCTCGATGTAAAGGACTTTGCGCGATGTCGTATCTGTCCGGCCTGTGATCTGAACGAATGCTTGCGGGTTACGGTCGAAGGCTTCTTGGTTGCCTTCAAAGTCATCAAGCGTTTCGTAGCCAAGGTCTTGGACCTCATCGAAATCATAGCCCATCTTCACAAGATCGGATACCGTAACGTAACGACGGTGGGCTACAAATTCGGCGGTTTCGATAGAGCGCGCACGGCGGTCGATCAGAAACTCTTCGGGCGGTACGGACTGGACGCACAGGCGGCCCTTCTCCGTGGTGCGGACAACGGTGCAGTCGTATGTCGCGGGTGGGGGTGGAGGCTCCATGCCCATCATTTCAGGTGGAACCATCGGCACTGGGCCGTAGGTAATCTCTACGTCCTTGACTTCGATATTCTCATCGGCCTGAAGGACCGAGAAGGTAGCTTCGTCCAGACCCGTGAAGTAGTGGGTCGTGACATCCTTCTCCGTATTCCACCAGACTTTCATGATACCGTTCTTACGGATCAGCGCGTCCTTGAATGTGGAGTAGCATTCATTAAATAGGTTGTTATCGCGTGTCAGGCAGTAGTTGACGTAATCCGTCGCTTGCTGCGCACTGTCGATATCTTCTGGGCCGTTCGGCGCAAACTCGACGACGTTGTTCGCCGCGAAAAATACTTTCATGATCGACGGCATCATGGCCTGTACAGTATCCCGTACATCCATAGACATTGCCTGCGACCGGCCTTCCTCTTCGTTGCCGAAGGGTTCGCCCTTATAGTACTGGCCCGCAAGCGCACGCTCCGGCGAGATCACATCGTCGATGTAGTCCTGCGCGTCGTCAATCTCGGCGGTGATAATGTTCTGGAGTTCTTCTTCCGATACAGGGTCTTCTACCTGTTCGTCTTCCATTTCCGGCTCTTCAATAGTAACTTCCGTACCGTCGGGAAGTTCCATCGAAGTTTCATCGGACATATCTTCGCTATCGTCGTTTTCAGAATTGGTGTTGGTAACACCCGTATCCTGATACATACGGTTGTTCTTAGCCATCTGATCCTTAGTCGGCTTACGATTATTGCGATATGCCATATTTTAGCCTTACTTCTTTTTTGACTTGCCAGCTTCGGACAGGGCGATAGCTATAGCCTGTTTACGCGATTTAGCCAAGGGAGCCTTTGCAGGGCCTTTAGGATTTACGCCAGCGTGCAATGTGCCGCGCTTATACTCGCCCATGACCTTGGCCACTTTCTTGTCGGCCTTAGTAGGTTTCTTCATTTTGACTTCCCCTTGTTTCGGGTTGATATGGCTTTGGCTTTGGACTTCGCGTCTGCTTTAGATGACGCACCCCACGCTTGCAGAGATAGGAGAAGGCGGGTTGGTTCGCCTTTCGCATTACGCTCCGGCCCCGGTGTGTTTCCCATACGCGCTAAGAATGATGCCCTCCGTGGATTATCCCCTGATTTAACAGGCGCTTTCAAGTTGGCCCCTTCGGTCTTCTTGAAGTGGCTACGTCCCGCTTCATTCAGGCCGCCCTTCGGATTTTGAAAACGCTTCGCAACCATGCAACCAAAACCTATTTCTTTGACGCATACGCGCCGCGCTCACTCAAATACACGATGGCCCGATAAAGAATACTGGTATTTTCTCTCGCGTGGCCTAGCATTAAATTACACATCGAACAAAGTATGCCGCGCACATCACCCGTCTCGTGGTTGTGATCAACGGCAACTGGTCGCTTTCCCTTATACTCTATTGTATTCGATATTTCTACCTCGCAAATAGGGCAAGCAAAATTCTGGTTGGCGAGGAGTGTTTGGTACTCATCGACGCTAAGACCGTATCGGCGTTGGAGATTGCGGGAGTGATTGTAGTCTGGCTGGGCGTTCCTGAAGCGGCGTTGGTGTTCGCGCACGCACGGCTTACAGGCGCGTCTTCGGGCGTAGAAGTCATCAGTTGGCTTCTCTTTGCCACATTTTAGACAAGTTTTTGTTTCCACGGGTTCGCTCTCTACGGACGCCTATAGCCTAAAGTTTGTGGAAAAGCAAAAAAGCGGGGTGGCGGCGTTTCGAATGAGATGGGAGTTGCATATCATTCAGTCGCTATTACCGGCGGCACAGCCTCGCACACCCCTTAGCACCCAAGACGCCCGGCAGGAGAGGGAGAGAGAAAAAACCTGCCGAGCAAGACAAATATATCACATCTTTTATTTATGTCAAACTACCCCCTTAATATTTCTACGCAGTGCGCCTGACTTGTTGGCCATCGAGTATCCATGCATGATGGTTGATATATCCGTGGCGAGGCACAAGCATAAAGCATCCGCTTTATCTGGCGATGGAAGCCCGCGCTTCTTCATGCTCTCCTTGCTTTCCACCTGCATCTTGCCCGACGAGGTAAAGGTGTAACGCGGTGACGCCAACTCGGCGAACAACTGCTCATCCTTCGGTATCTTCACGTCGCGGTTCGCCAGCCACCCTTTGCATTTGAACCACAACTCGGCGCGTAGGTTGGCGTAAGTTCCTTTCAGCGCGGGGCTTTCCGCAACGTTGATCCCACGCGCTGGCAGACCCAGTTCGCGCAGACGGTCAAGGACACCGGCCCCCAACCCGATGCTATCGACCAGTATCTCGACTGGCTGTTCCGATGGCGTCAGCGCCTCGAACTCGGCTACGACTGCGCCGGTTAGCTGCATCAGGTCCAGACCTTTCCAAGTCTGTATCTCCTCAACGACTGGACCACGCCGCTTGGCGAGTGCGCTTGCGTCGGAACCCATACGCGCAACGTCTAGGCCCCATACGCTCTTGGTGTTCTTGGCAATCTTAATCTCGCGGTTCATGGCTCCGTCGATCAACTCGACAGGGATAACCGTATCTTCTTCACGCGGCGGGAAGTTACCGAGAACACGGACATGGTAGGCCGGGCTGTCTTCGCCGTATCGCAACTGCATCTCTCGGACGAACGCATCGGATACGCGTGGGCTGTCAAGGCAGCTAACGTGGAAGGTTTTCCATTCACCTTTAAGCCGGTTGTGGGTGTCGTAGAATAGTCCGGTGTTTCGCGTAGGGTTTCCGAGAAGAAGCGTTGTCGCATTGTGGCCGGACATAGAACCGGACGCAGCTTCATACACACTTTCAGGTATACCCGACGCCTCATCGGCGACGAGCAGCACGTTGTCGGCGTGGATACCTTGCAAGGCTTCGGGCGTTTCCGCCCGGCTCGTTCTGGCGGAGATAAAGGCTTCACTCGATGCGGCCTTCAATTCAATACGGTCGGCCTTGACTTCGATCAGAACCTTCAGCACTTCCGGCAGTTCATTCACCCATCGCTTCAGTTCCGCGAACATCGCATCGAACAACTGTGCGGATGTCGGCGCGGTCACAACAACCTTCACGGGATACCGCGTCAGGAAGTAATGCAGCATGGCCCAGCTTGCGGCAGTCGATTTGCCGACGCCGTGGCCTGAGCGAACGGAGATACGGCGTTCGCCAGAACTAATCGCTTTCAGAAACTCGATCTGCCACGGGTCTGGCTTAGTTCTCAGGATATCGCGCACGAACCCGACGGGATCATCGCGGTACTTCTTCAGAAACTCCAAAAAGAAGTTTGGTTCAGATTTCGTCATTCTTATCTCCCCTTATTACGCGTGCGATTGTTTGATGGCTAACTGATATACCATGACGCTTTGCTACGATAATAGCAATATCGCGGTAGCTATGACCTTTAACGCGTGCGGCTTTCATTGTTATCAATGCGTCCTGCGCGTTTGGCTCTGGGTGCAGCTTGGCCTTGCGGCCTGTGCCCGACTTCTTAAATCCGAATGGCACTTTGCCACCGACATATCCGCCCTGCGAACGCTTGGCTCTCTTACCGGCGGTGACACGTTCTCTGATACGGCGGCGCTCTTCGCCAGAGAAGACGGCCATGATCTCTAGCATGAAGCGTCCGTTCGGGTTGGCCTTGTCCATCACATTGCCGTAGCCGTTGATGATGAGATTAATGTTCGCCGTCTCCCAGTCGGCAATCACGTTTAG